GTGGTCGGCGTCGCATAGTCGATCTTTCGGGCGATGAGGTTTCCGCTCGCCGCGCCGTAGATAATCATGAACGTCGACGTCAGCGCGACGATTCGGCACATGACAGCGCTGCCCGCCGCACCCGTGTCCTTGTGCGAGAGAATGCGCTCCCCGGTGGCGGGGTTGATGATGGTGACGTGGCCATCGTTGGTCACGGCGGCAATGAGGCCACCGCCCACGGCAATGTCCTGCAAGTAGCCTGTCACCGATGTGGTGACGGCGAACGATGACGTGATGATATTTTCGACGCTGACGCCGATGCTCGAGACGGCGCCGCGATTCTGCCAGGCTGTTTCCTTGTCGTCGAAGGTATACAGCGTCGTGGCGTCGGTCATCAGGAGTTCGCTGTTGTAGGCCCCCAGCTTCTTGCCCGCCGCGACGGAGCCCCCGCCCACGATGCTCTTTGTTTTGACCGTGGCGCCGAATCGCTTGCGCAGCTCGGCTTCGTCGCCCGCCCGCCCCGTGCGCTTGAAGAACATGTTTTCGATGAGTTGGCACGTCCCCGGGGGCGCGGTCTTGGGGTCCGCGTGCGTGTCCATGCCCTTGAGGGGAACAACCTCCAGTTGCTTCTGGAGCGCCATCAGGAAATCCTCAGGCGCAACACCGGCACGGGAACCGTGGTCAGGTAAGAGCCGCTGGCGGTGAACGTCGAGGGCAGGGCGCCGAACGTGAACGCCACCTGTATGCCCACATTGGGCGCCGCGCTGCCCGCCGCGGACACGCCGAGAATGTGCGGCATGTTCGCCAGGTTCAGGCAGCGCAGGGTCGCCGCCGCGGTGCCACCCACCCATGCCAGCCAGTAAAGTTGCCCGCCGTTGAGGGCCACATTGATCACCGTGCTCTTGACGCCGGTGGTGTTGACGGAGACGCTTCCGCCGTCCGCCAGCAGCAAGTTGGGATACAGGTTGTTGTCTGCGACGTTGTTGTACAAGCCCACGCGCGCGTTACCTGCCGCGAGCGTCGTCACCTCGAAGTCGATAAGATCCGCCGTGCCCCCGCGCTGAGGCGCGATGAAGGGCAGCGCAAACAGGGTGTTCAGGGCCGGCGCTCCCGTCGTCAGGGCCGCACTGTTGTTGCAGCCGGCGATGTAGTGGGCGGTCAAGCCGCTACCGCCCGTGGCGTGCTTGTAGGAGCTCCAATCGCGCCCGTCGGGTGCCCCGGTGACTGTGGTCGTAAGGCCGCTGCTGCTGACCGTTACGGTACCGGCGCCCACGATCGAGACGGGCGTGCTGCCGACCACGGACCACGCGTTGAGGCCATCGCTCTGAAGGATGACGGCTTGCCTGGCGACCACTGCCAGAGATGCCGCGGAGGCCACCGTCTCAGCCGCCGCCGCTTTCAGGCTCAGCGTTGCCGTCCCGAAGTTGACAACCGTGAGCACCTGGCCAATGCGCGCACCGTTGCCGGCCGCCGCGGGGAGGAGCGCCGCTGCGGCGACCACGCCATAGAATGCAACGACGGGGTCAGTGGCTAGGATCTGCTCGCCGCCGACGATGACGCGAACGTCACCCGCCGGCATGGACGCCAGCTTGTCCAGAGACGCCACCGCGCGCCCGACCTCCTGCTGTACGCGGAACATGGTCGGGTCGTTGGTATTGACCGTCGTGTAGTGCTTAGCCGCGCCCACGGGTCACCACACGTTGTCCTGCGCGAGCCCTTCGCTGTGAATGCCGTAGCGGTCCTGCAAGTCATGCTTGAGGTCGGCGAACGCCTCGCCGGCCATGCGGAAGTGAAACGCCGGGTCCTCTTCGAATCGCACACGGATGTCAGCCGCGAGGTATTGCGCGAGCACGTAATCGGCGCCGTCGGGAAGGTTCAACGTGTCGCCGGTGGTCGCCAGTTTCACGCCCTTGACGAGGTAGGACAGTTCGAACGTGTTCCCAGCGGCCAGCGTCGAGGGATAGAAGTCGATGTTGGTCCCGCGCTCCAGGAACACGAAGAACTTGCCGTACGGCAATGCCTCGGGATCCACGGGATTGGCCACCGCGAGCGGGATTAGACCACCACTGCCCGATGACGCCTGGTAGCGAATGCGCCTCACGCGATCGAAGTCGGTCAGCGACAGCGGCGACGCCGTCACGTCCTGCGTGTTGCCCGACGCCAGCGTCCACGACGCCACCTTGGTATAGAACGTCGGCATGATGCGGATGAGCTTCCGCAACAGCGCCAGATAGCGCGGCGACAGCAGGGTGACGAGTTGCGCGTCAGTAAACTGCGTGTCTACGTCGTGGTTCGTCAGCGGGCGAACCTGCGCGATGACGTCGGAGACCAGCACCTAGTCTCCCTTGGCCATCTCCGGATAGCACGCCTCCATGAGCGCCTCGAACGCGTCCACCAGGGCCTTGCGGTCCTTCTGCGCAACCGCACGCATGAACGCGCCGGCAGCTTCGGTCTCGGCGGCCTCCTTCGACGAGTCTTCGCCGTCGTCGGCCGACGTGGTATCGCCGCCGCCGTCGTAGCTGCCCTTGTCGCCCTTGGGGGGCTTGCCGCCGATCATGATTACCGCGCTCATGCTGTCTCCTTTGAAGCGCGTCGGCCGGGGCCCGCTCACCACGAGCCCCAGCCGCGCGGGTTACTACGTTCCGAGCCCGGTCAGACGGCAGAAGCGGCCGGGGGCCGCGACCACCAGGTTGCCGAAGAAATACATGCGGCACTCGTAGCTAGGCGCCGTCGCCGAACGAAGGAAGATGTTCCCGTCGTGGTCGTCGATGGACACGAAGTCGTTCGAGTAGATGAAATACATGTTGTCGGGGTTCTTGAAGTCGCCCATCCACGCCTGACCGCGCGGGATGAACGGGTGCGGAAGCACAGGGAAGGACCCGCCCTGCGCGCCGATCAGCTCGATTGCGTCGTAGCTGATATCGAACTGCTTGGCGTTGACGGCGATGTGCTTGAAGTTGTCCACGCCGTCACACAGAGTCGTGTAATCGTCGGTGGCCATGAAGCAGTGGGACGTTTTGGTCCCACCGAAGTTGAACAACTTGTTCGCGCCGTCGAGCAGACCCTTCTTGATCTGCTTGCCGGCCGCGTTGCTGCGAAGTCCGCCGAGCTGCCACACGCCCTGGCGGTTGACGCCGTTGAAGAGGGTCGAACCCGGCGCGGAGCCCGGAAGCCACGCATCGAGCCCGAACAGCTTCTGTTGCACCGGGGAGGCGACGTTCTGCCGGTCGCCAGCGCGGAACACGCTGTCACCGACGGCCCAGCCGAGCGCCGTGGGGTCTGCGGAGACCGTCACGATGCCGGTATCGGGGTCCGTTTGGGTCACGGTGACCGCGGTGGCAGAGCGCAGGACGCCGCCTCCGTCCGTGGCTGATGCCACGAGGTCATCACCGACGTCGAACCGGTTGGTTCGGTCGGTCGCCATGGTGAAGGTGGTCGTGGTGATGGCCGTGATGACGCCGATGGCCCCGAATCCGTTGCCCGGGAGGAAACGCGTGATGTCGCGCCGAATGGCCCGCATCTTCGAATCCATCTCGGCCTCGGCCAGGTCGAAGAAGGCGCTGCCGTCTTGGATCTGGTCGATCACCTCGCGCCGCCAGTTGGCGACGGCGTTCACCGTGACGGCAGAGACGGACCAACGGCTGTACAGGTTGCTGGAGCCTGTGGTTGAGCCGTTGGCCTTGTTCTGCGCGGTGACGAAGTCCGCGGAGACCGAGCTACCATCGCCGTATTGGATCGGCTGAATGAAGCTGCGGCCTCCGGCGTCGTACGTCCCGCTGCGCTTCTCCAGAATGGCGAGAAGCGGGTCAAGGGCCGGGTCGTCCCAGAGCACCTTGGCCATGTTCTTGGCATAATTTTCCTTTAACGCCGCTGATACTGCTGTCTGATCTGCACCCATCGAAGTCGCTCCGGTTCAGGAGCGGCTAGTCGGTGGGTCAAGCCCGCTTTTCGAAGTGCTTCCGTTTGATTGCGTCGCGAAGTTGCTGCCGAGTCATCTTGGATTCGTCGGCGGTCGAAGGCGGATTTGTCCCGCCGGCCTGCCACTCGTTGGTTGTGGTGGTCGGTTTGTCGCCACCCGGTTGCGCTTCGACTTTTCGGGTGTATCCCGCTGCTTCGATTTCTGCTCGATACTCGGTCTCGAAATGGTCCAGTACCTCGGCCGGGCTCGGTACCTTGCCCGTCTTGCGATGCTGGTCCGTCGTATATGCCTGGATGTCCCCCGGGGTCAGGCCACGCCCGCGCGCGCCACGCGCCGCAACGACGGGCCATTTCGCCGGGCTCGCGTCGAACACCTGCGCCGTGGCGCTGAAGTAAGCCGTGGCGGCCTCCTCCATGCGTTTCGCCTCGCCGGCCGTGGTCGCCTCAGCGCGCTCGCGCTCGATGCGCTCGAGCTCCGACCGCGCGGCTTCCTTGGCCAGTTCGGCGGGGTCCTTGGGCTTGGGCGGGCCGGCGCTGGCCAGCACATGCTCGTTCAGCTTCCACCAGACCGCGTCAATCTGGTCGGGCTTCAGCTTCGAGATGATTGCCGCCGCGGGGTCTGCCGTGAACGCCGCCTCCCACTTCTGGTGGGCCTCGAGCGCGGGCTTGGCGGCCTCGGCCTGCTTCAGCACGCCCCTGGCGGCGTCTTCGGCCTTGGCGATACGGGCGAGCCGCTTGGCGGTCTCGGCGTCGCCCTCAGGGGCGCCAGCGTCGGGTTTCGCCACGACAACAGGCGCGGCAGTAACGGGGGGCTTCTTGGGAGGCTCCGCCGCCTGCTTCGTGTCCTTCGAGGCAGAGGGCGCAGGTGCTTTTGGGTCGCGTGTCGCCTCGGCCTTGGCCTGCTTGCCCTTGCGGCTGTTGGCCAGGATGTCCGCAACGGACGCGGCTAGCGGCTTCTCTGCCGCTGGCGCCTCGGCCGGTGGGGCAGGCGCGGCGATGGGGGGAGCGGCTGCGGGAACTGCGGGCGCGGCTGCTTCGGACACTCGTCACTTGCCTTTCTTTTGGGCTTCACGTTTCTTTGCGTACGCAATTGCCACCGCTTGCTTCTGCGGTCGCCCTGCGTCCATCTCGGCCTTGACGTTCTGCGAAAACGTCTTCTTGCTGGTCCCTGTCTTCAGCGGCATCGGCCCTCCTATTCCCCATTGGTCCGCGTACCATTGGCACCAGGATTTCCCCCGCTTGGTTCTGAGGAACTTCCTGAACTCTTCGGTGCTCATCAGCATCAGGACGCCACCCGCGCAATAGGCCCGCCCGGCAGCGGGGCGAGGATTGGCGTTGGCGTCGGCGGCGGGGCCATGGGCGCGCCGGCATCGGGCGCAACTCCAGGCGCCGGGGCAGGGGCGCCGGCCGGCAGCGCAGGCTGCGCGCTCGGCGGCGGCTTCTGGAGCATGGTCGCCTCGGCGATGAGCCGGCGGCCCAACTCGAGATGGTCATCAGGGAACGTCCCGTTCTGGATGGCCCGCATCAACTCGTTGCTGGCGGTCCTGACGAGGATGTTCAAATCCTGGATGGGCTCGGGGGCGATATAGTTGCCCTCCCAAAGCGCCTCCTCCACCTGGTAGTCGGCGAGGTCTTGCGCCGCCGTCTCCCGGTCAAGGAACGCCTCGGTGTCGGGCAAGTTCAGCATCTTCATGCCCTCCGCCTTGCTCACCCAGGGTGCGCCGTCCTCGCCCTTCATCTGCAAGAGGTCGTTGACGAAGTCCAGCCGGCCGCCGATGGTCAACGGCAGCGCCGCCGTACTGCGCACCTCCAGCGAATAATCCCCCTCGGCAAGCTGGATGTCCTGGAAGTCGATTTCGCGCAGCCACGAGCCCATGCGCGAGGCTGCCGTGAGTGCTGCGCCCGTCTTGCTCGCCAGCATGACCACAATCTCCGCGCAGTCCCGCCAGAACGCCTCGAATCGCTCCGTGGGATGGATGAGTCGCGTGCTGACGATGTCCATCCGCTCGCGCTGGGCGGGCGCGGACTTGAGGTTGTCGCTGGTGCTTCCCTGCGCCGCCTGCTGGTTGACGCCCACGAGCTCATAGGCGTTGTTTTTGATGATCTCGCGCAGGTACTTCAGATCCACGCCGATGTTGGTCGGCACGATGATACTGGGCGGCCCTGCCGGGCTATGCTTGTAGCGCACCACCTCGTGGACCTTGTCGGAGAACGGGAAATCCTTCAGTTCGGCGGTGTCGGGCGCGAGAATCTTGGGGATGGCGCCCTTGCTCGCCTCGCCCATTATGCGGTTGATCTTGTTGAACCACAGATGGTGGTTGAAGATGATTTCCACCAGCGGCTTGCCACCGTAGGAGCCTGAACCCTCGCTGTTGACGTTCTCGGCAAAGCGATACGCGGCCACCGGAAAACGCGCGAACTCCCATTTCTCGTCGAGCAAGTCTATGCCCTTGTCGACGAGTTGGATCACATGGCGCCCGGGCCGCTTGCCCACCGGCAGCGTCCATGCCTCGCACACCTTGAGGCGATCGTTCTCGCGGATGGCCTGCGAGAACCCCGTCATCGGCACCTGCGTCGGGTTCCACGCGGGCGCGTGCATGATGTCATATTCGAACTCGGGGTACGTCCCCACCAGGTAGCGCCGTGACACCGGCGGCGTGTAGTAGAGCGAACGCGGCTCCGGCCCCTCGCCGTCGTCCCACGTCAGCCACAGCGAGTTGAGCCGCTCGCACTTGACCTTCTTCGCCTTGCGGTCGACGTACCATTTGAGCGCCCCCACGCGCGTAGTGGCCGCGTCCATGAACAGCGCTGGCGCCTTCTCCTTGACGCGGTTCTCGTAGAACACGCCGTTGAGGAACCGCGACATCAGCTTCGCCCCGCGCTGGCGCTTAAACTGCTGGCCGTCGGGAAGCACCTTGATTGCCGGCATGCGCACAATGAGCGCCATCGCCGCGTCCAGCACCTCGCGCGCGAGGGAGAATCCGCCCGCCTTCATCGCGTCGATGTCCTGGAGGCTCTGCGAGGGCCGGCGCGCGTCGGTTGCGGGGACAGCGATAGGGCGCCCGTGGTAGAGGCGCAGCAGCACGCGGTCGAGGTTGCGGCGCGCGGCCGTCTCGGTGTCGAGATGGTCAACGAAGCGCTTCAGGCCCTTGGTGTCCTCACTCCAGTGAGGCAGCGCCCCGACGCTCATTCGCCGGCCTCATGACTGAACAGGTCGCTGTCGACCATTAGGCCACCGCCGGCATCGACCATCGTCGTCTGCGTGTGCGGCTGGCCCGGTGGCACGCCGCGGGCACCGGCCGCTGGCGCGAGTTCGACCGTCAGCTTGAGCCCAAGGCCCTCGAAGGCGGTCACGCCGCGGGCGCGCAGGCCATCGACGAGCGCCAGCACCTCATCAGCGGTCATCACGCGTTCATGTCGTTGAGGATCTGCTGTGCCAGACGCCCGGGGTCGCCCCGCTCGTTGACGATCACGAACGAGCACAACTCCCGAACGCGCACGAAGAACTCGGAGTTCGAATCCTGCGAAAACACCCCCGGCATGGGCACGGGCGTGGTGTCGGTCACCGCCGTGGCGTCCACCGTCGCAGGGGTGGACATGGACGCTGTCTCTTCTACCGATGCCATGAGTTGGGCCTCCTGAATCAGGCCCGATGTCCCCTTGGCCGACGCCTTTGTGACGGTCCTTACACGTCGTGGGCTCCGTGCCATCACACGGGCATCGATGTCCCCTTGGCTACGCGGCGCACTGGTGGCCGCACGTGACGCAATACAGCCGACCGCTGTCCAGAATCATGCCCGACGCGCAGCCGTTACGACGGCAGGCGTAGTAAGCGGGGGCGGTGGGAGCAGGGGCGGCGGCACGAACTGGGCGCGTCTCGCCGAAAGCAACATCCGCAACAGCGACAATACCTCCGCTTGCTGGCGGGCCGCTATCGGCGACGGCGGGCTGGTGCAGCACGGGTCCGGGCGTATGCGGCGTTACGCATCGATGTCACCGCCGGTTGCCCGCTGGCGCTCGAGAATGCGCTCCATGAGCCCGCCGTCATCGGGGCCAGGCGCCGGTGGGTTGCGCTGGCTGATCCAGGGCCATGCCTCGCGGAAGCCGTACAGGAGCGCGTCGACGTCGTCTGGCGTGTGCCCACGCAGCTTCTCCCCACGGTGGTCAGGGTCCCACTGGACGCGGCGCAGGCTCTTGAACAGCCGATGCCCCCGCGGCAGGAGCAGCTCGCGCGTGGCGATGCTCGAGGCCAGCAGCTTGCACCCGCCGACCTTGTCCGCTTTGTCGGCCGGCTCCAGGTTGATGCCGTGGCGAGCCCACACGTCGTGGGCAATGTTCTTCATGCCGGCGGCGGGGTCTGCCCCTGCGCTAACCAGGCGGCTTCCCAGCGGCTCTAGCGCGGCCTTGACCCGGTCGATCACCTCGTAGGCGCCGCGGTGGCCGAACAGCTCCGAGCTGCGCACGTATACCTTGCGGTCCGCGTCGATGGCCATCCATCCCAGGACGGCTATGCTGGCCTCGTCCACGTAACCGCCATCGATGCCGCCGACGAAGCTCCAGTCACCATCGGGGAGGTCGTCGTAGCAGTTCAACTCGTCGTCAAGGGCGCCGAACACCAGGATTGCCGTGTCGCGCACCCACCGCCCGAAGAACTCGCGCTGTATCGTCGGGTCGCTCTCATCCACGCCGCGAGTGCGCATGACCCGCTCGAGCAGCGCGCGGCCCTCCTTTACGTGCGGGTTTTCCCACAGTGTCCATGGGCGTTCGTCGCCGCCATGACGCGAGAACTCGGGGCTGTGGCACCAGTCAAACCACGGATCACCTGAATCAGGCAAAGGACCAGGAACACCGCCCACAGTGAATTGACCACCAATGTCTGCCAGAGCCGGGGCAAAGACTTCAGTGTAGGCGTGGAGCAGGACCTCAGGGCGCCAGTCCTGGGCCTCATCGATGATGACCGCGGCGGCCTTGGGCAACACGCCTTTCCAGCGATTGACCAGCTTCTTTGTCTCGCCGCCCGCGCACCAGATCCATCGGTTCTGCGGCCCCCTGAGGCAATGCTTCGACTCGTTGGCTATGTAGGGGAGCTTCTTCGCCGCGACGTACGCCTTGAGTTCTTCCCAAAAGGTACGCGACGCGCGGTCGAGCGTTTCGTTGACATAGATGACACTCGCGTTGGGACTATCCCAGCTTCGCGCAACTGCGTCGCGAACGAAGCCTGAAGTCTTGCCCGCACGTCGGGTTGTGCAAACTGCCCGTTGATCTGCGCGATCAAGCAAGAGGCGCTTTTGCGGCTCCGTGCAGTCCGCGAGGGCGTCGAACGCCGCATCAGACGCCTTTGGAGCGCGCCTGGCCTGCTCCGCTCGCAGCAGCCGCAGCCGCGCTTGCCGGAACGGTGTCATCTATCTCCGATGGCAGCAGCATGTCGCTCGGCACCAGCCACGCCACCGGGCGAGTGCTTCCGTCGTTGTCGATGGCCGTGGCCCGCCAGATCACACGGCCCTTGGCGTCCACCTCGGCGCCCGGCAGGCTGTCGAGGTTGCCACAGCCGGGGAAGTGGAGCTTGTGCTTGAGCCTAGCGGCTTTGAGAGTCATCGTCGTACGCCCCCTGGGTTGCGAAGTAGAGGCGCCATTGCGTGTGTCCCTTTCGATCGGACATGCGTGCACAGGCAGCCGTCCAGAACACCACGCCGATGCTGTCATAGACGGGCCACAGGACTCCCATGGCCATCAATGCTTGCGTGAACACCGCCTGCCGCCTCGAGCTGTACTTCGTGAACCCGAACACAATCACGTCGGGCTTGCGCACCGAATACCAACCCAGGAACGAATCAGGCATCCCATGGGGCGTGGCGATGCGCGTGTCAGTCCCCGGCGTCGCCAGCTCCTGGCGCAGCCGCTCCTGGAGCATCGGGCGGGACATGGCGTTCCAGGGCCAGTGGTCCGTGCTACGCCTGAACGTGTCGTAAACGTAGGCGACGTGGTCAGCGTTGCGCGGGTCGTAGGGCACGAGGTCGAATGGCAGCGTCATGCCTCGGACCGCTCCCTGAAGTCACCGAGATACGGCGGGCCCTCGACGGTAATGTGAGCTTCGTAGCGAGTCGCCAAGCGCGCGCAGTTCTGGCAGCCATACCGATGAGTCAACTCCCGTTCGCCGCACTTGGGGCACGGCTCCAGATCGCACACGGGACAACTCACTGCAACCCCCGGCGCTCCGACGGCATCGCCTCGGCCGCGAGGTAGCCGGCGAGCTCCTCTTCGCTCATGTTGCGCAGACGCTGTGGGCTCCACGCTGCCCAGCGCGCGGACTCCACCTGGTTGAGGGCCTGCACCGCTTTGGCGACCGCCGTGAGCCGCTGGCTGTGCGTCTCCATCTCGTGGAGCGGAACGTCGACGCTGTCACGCACGTACTCCCCGAGCACTTGGATTGCTTCGGCGAGCAGGCGGTCAGGAGAACGGCGACGACGGGCCATGGCTTCAACGAGGGAGGCCCCCTCACATGGATGCCGATGTCCCTCACCTGAACGCGTGCCCAGCTTGACGGCAAGGGCAACCAGGGTGAGCATGGCGCTATGTGGCGAGCACTGGCGGTCCTGGGTCTCGTTGGATGCGCGGAGTCAACGGCTTACTATGCGTGTCCTCCTCCGATGGCCGTGGAGACCGGCGCGTACCTTGCGCAGCGGATGTCATGCGAGGCCCGGCAGCCGACGCCTCAGCAGGTACGCCAGGAGAACGCGCGTCGCAGGGCCGTCGGCCTCGCCGTCGCGCAGGGCCTCCAGGCATTCAGCGCGAGCATGCTCATGAACCAGCCGCGCCCGGTGCCCAACTACAACTGCTGGCCCAATGGCCTCGGCGGCTACAACTGCCAGGCTCAGTGATACAGAAAACGTCACGCGTCAACGAATCTCACCAGTGTTCGCATAGTTACAGACGCGAAGTGTAAGCCACCTCATTGTGCCGCGACTGGTAGCGTGATTGTCTGAGTCTCTCGCGCGTGCGCGTCTGGATCTGCTCCGGAGTCTCACAGGACCTCGTCGCAATCGTTGAACCAGCAACATCGGTTGCAGCGGTAATGCCCATGGGCGATGTTCCCCGCGTTGGCGACGGCTTGGCAGTCTGCATTTGGATGACAAACGCCGGTGCATGCGCAGCGATCCTCTGGCGTCGGGGCCGCCGACTCGTCGCCCCAACTGTCACGGGTTGTCGGCATCGGTGAGCCCCAGGCGATGTAGACGGTCGTGGATGGCGTGGCGCTTGATACCGGTGCGCTCCTCTATCTCACGGATGCTCGCGCCCTCCATGTAGAGCCGCACGATCGCGCGCTGCTGGTCCAATTTCCAAAACGCGTCAGTTGCCCTCGCGATGCGCGCAGAATTCAATGTGAGGCGCGCCTCGTCAATCATACCAACTGCTGGTAACTCTTCGGGCATTCCCTCTGTTTCCAATATGTCCATGTAGGGTCGTGTACTGCCCCCCTCCTTACCCCCGATACCCCTGTTCCTGCGCCGCATGTCCACTGCGCGCTGGGCGCTGGCGGCCTTGCACTCGTCGATGCGGCGCACGCCGCGGAATAGGCGGCGATTGCCGACCTTGGCTTTGACGGCGCCCATGGAGAGCACGACGGACGTCACCTCGAGGCACAAGGCTGGGTTGACCATGGGGATTGCGAGCTCGTCTGCGACCACGCGATAGACGGCGGCGCGGCGTACGGCGAAGCGGCCGGCGTGACGAGCGTCCTCACGATCTATCTCGAACGTCCCCAGCACGGCGCGCTTGATGCCATCTCTGAGTGCACTTCGGCGCGCTTCCTCGGCTCGAATGAGCGCTGCGGGGGGTGGCGGTGGCTTCACTCGCCGCCCTTCATAGCTAGAATTCGGGCGACCGACACCCGGTACGTCCTGCACACTTCATGCGCGCAAACCTCCGCGTCGCACCCCTTCATAGCAATACATCTGGCCGCCGCCTCGAGCACGATGTCACGGATGATGGGCCACTGCGCTACCGTCACATGGCGGTCGGTGGCGTCGGCCTTGGCCTCTATCTCGTCCAGTATCGCCTCGGTCAACTCGAGTGCCATCACATCGCCTCCCTTGCTTGGTCCACGATACCACCGGGCGCCCACTCTCGCCGGTGGTGGCGCGGGTCGAATACCCAGCGCTGTGCCTGGTCCGCGTGCTCGAGCTCGTGGGCGAGCGCCGTCGACGCTAGCGGCTGGTCAGGCGCCAGGGCCACCGATATCACCCACGGAACCTCGGTGAGCCCGCCGAGGCATTCGCCGCGCCACGTGAACCCCGGCAGGCCGCAGGATGGCTGTACGCAATCCAGGTCGCTGCCTTCGACCCACAGGATATCGGGCGGGTCGTCGCCCTCGTCATGCCCGTAGATCTCCCAGGCGGCGCGCGAGGCTTCGTCTTGGCCAGGATGGTAGCGACCCACGCCGGGGAGCATGCAACCGGCGAGCAGGAGGGCGAGTGCGTATCTCATGCTGCTTTCGCCTTGCATGCCGGGCACAACCACGAACCATCCTCCTCCGGCGCCTCGTCCATCATGGGGCGAGCCCTATCGCCGTTCAGGCGCGCCACCGCATCGACCTCAGCGGCAAACCTTCGGTGGCGCCGAATCTTGTCCGCCTTGCCTTCCCCGTGCTTGTCATACAGCAGCGTCCCCCGAGCCCTGCACTTGTCGCAATACACGCAATAGGTGACAGTCATGCCAGGGACGATCATTCCTCGCCCCTGAATTGCCATCCGCCCAGGCCCAGATTCACCGGCTGAAGGCACTTGTCCGGGTCCATCGCCTCATGGCCCCGCAGGCTGCACACCTTGCACGGCACGAGGTCGATGGGCCGCAGGCCGCGCGTATCCCAGTCGTCGGCGTCGCTCTGTGTGGTCCGCAAGTCCGCTTCGCTGGCCACCTCCATGCTGCGTTGGCCGCGCCAGTAGCGCTTGGGCTCGCCGTCCTTCATGGCTGCACCTTGCTCGCCTGCCATGCCTTGAGGGCGAGGTCGTATCGCTCATCCCATTCCTTGGCCATCTCGGCCAGCGCGCGCCATCCATGCGCCTCTGCCTCCGCCGCCTCGGCTCTCGCAAAGAGAACATGAAGCGAAGATACAGTCTCGGGCCTAGGCCCATACTGCGCTACGAACCATTCCGCGAACGTGGCATCACGGGCATCAACTGCAACGATGGCCTTCTTGCGCTTCATCGCATCCACCCCGTCATCGCCGCCCATGCATCCCGCAGGCGCCACCACAGCCGCCAGCGCAATGGCGTCTCCACCACGATGCCGATGGGCACATAGCCTTCGGGCGTTGTGGGCTCGTCGTCCCACATCTCGGGGCGGTTCATTAGTACGCCGCCTTTCCCTTGGTGCCGATGCGATACGGCTCCAACCGCGCCAGTCTCACAGCCTTGCGATACGCCCGCGCCTTCGGCCAGTCGATGGGCCGTTTGCTATGCACCACCTCGGCCACCGTCGGCGGCGGTCCTTCATCGCCGCGCACCAGCCCCTTGGCCAACTTCGACAGGCACGTTGGGCAATTCTCCACATAGAACGGCCGCGTCCCCACAGGCACGCCGAGGCGATGCAGTCGACATAGCGTCAGTTTCACGATTTATCCTCCAGCATGGCGAGAATGTCGTCGGCGGCGGCTTGCAGAGTCGCGCGCCCGTCGCCAAGCTGCGCATAATACGTATCGCCGCTCGTCTCAATGACCTCGCCTTCCCGAACGCGCCTCGCCGCCTCCTCGATGGCCTCTTTCATCGCGAAGTAGCGCGTGTGCCATCCGTCGGTGCCGCCAAATTCGGCTTCCTCGCGCCGCTTCTCATTGATCCAATCGCTCACCCAACTCATGGATTCCCCTCCTGCTGCGCGCGCTCGCGTTTGCGTTTCTTAGACTCGCGGGCGGCCTCCAGGTCCGCCACGTGGTGCCGCTCGCAATGCACGTGGGGGTACTGCGACTCTTCGAGACAGCCGCTGGTCACGCAGTACCCCAGCGCCTTGCGATCCTGATAGCGCCTCGCCTTACTCGCCTTCTCATTAGCCCTGCGCATCTCGCGATGGGCGGGGCATTCGTGGCAGCCGCACTCAACCCTCATGGCTTCCGCCTCTTGTCGACGGCTGCTAAGAGCAGCCCAGCGCCGACGGCAATCACCCATTGCCACCAAGGCACGGGATGCCCAAAGGCGTTCGCCGCAATCAGGATGAGCGTCCACCACTGCGGTAGGTTCATTTGCCGCCCTCCCATCCCTGCTCGCGCAGTAGCCCCGCCACGTCGGGCGGCGTCCACCCCGGCGGCTTCAAGATCTTGCCGTCGATGCGCGTGGCGCCGCCTTCCTTGGCCATGTTCGATTCGTGGACAGCGCGTAAGATGGGGTCCAGGTCCACGCCCCATGTGACAGCGGCGCCGAGGCACACATAGATCAGGTCGCACAGGCCATCGACCGCCTCGGGGAGGTCGCCGCGGTTGATGGCCTCGGAGGTCTCTAGCGCCTCCTCCACAATCAAGGCCCTACGCAGCACGGCTTCGCGCAGTTCCGGCCCGTCGCCGATGGCGCAGCCGAACTTCTCATGGAACTCGCGCACCTTCGCCTGCGCCAGCCTGATAGCGTCGGTTCTCATGCTGACGCCTTGTCCAAGACCAACATCGTCAGCATCGCGCCCAGGTTGTCTTTGGCCTGAATGTACGTCTGCCCACGCGCCCTCACCCGGCACGCGCCCAGCGACGCCGTTGCCACCCACGTCATCGAGTCTAGGACTTCCATGTGCCGCGCGAACTCGCCGCGCACGTCGTCGCGGGCCTTCATTGCATCCTCAGGCCGAGAACGGCGGCGCAGCGCAGTTCAGGCGGGGCGAACCGGCGCGGCTTGGGGTCAGCGTCAATGCCCTTGCTCCGCTTATCGGCTTTCATATGCCCCGACACGACCACCTCGTTAAACGCGGGGCACACGAGCCATGTGTTGCACGGCGCCGCAGGCGTGCATCCCGGCTTGCAGCGCGCGGGCGGATGCTCGATCTTAACCGCCCACGGCTGGGGCGGCGGGGGCGCGGGTGGCGCCGCCTTCGGCGCAACGAAGCCGCACGCGCATACGCCACCCGATGGCACAAATGCGTCGTTGCACGAGGGGCACAGCGGGTGCTCCACCGGCCGATGCGCGAGGCAGGCGGCGCAGGTGACCTCGTCCCATCGGGCATGTGCCGGTAACCCATGCCTCAGCGTGTCGACCCCACATATGGCAATTTCAATCGCCCTGTCCCAATAGTGAATCGCTGTCGTCATCGCTTTCCCCTCCTTGCGTCAAAAAGGCAACGGTTCGTCATCGTCTCGTTCCACTGGTAATCTGCGGTCAGCCCCAGGCATGGCCGCCAAACGCGCTGGCTTGCATTCTGCGGGGCGTTCGAGGCGCGCCCGGTATGCGGCGACGTAGTTCTTCCAATGGGCCACAGCGCCCACGGCGCAGCGGATGCGGTACTCGAGCGGCCTCAGCTCGCCTTTGGGGTCACGGTCGCTGCGGCCTACGATCTCCGGGTCGCCGGGCGGTAGTTGGTGGTAGAGCGCGCGGAGCTCGGCGAGAGCCTTCGCCGCCGCTTGCATGTTGCGCCAGCACGCGCTCATCGCTTCCTCGTCGGACATCGTGACCTTGCCGCGCACGGCGGCGTCCCATGAGGCGCGGATCGCCCTGTATTGCGCTTCGGGGATGTAGCCGGGGGCGCTCACTTCGCCCACTCCGGCAACTGCGGCAGGTTCTCCGGCAAGCATTCGCGGAACTCCGGCAACCGTGGCTTTGTGAGCGGCGGAGGAGGCGCGCCGTTACCACGCGTGGGCGGCTCGTCCTCCCAGCGCCGCTGGTTCAACCACGTTGCGGGATGCGGAACGAACGCGCCGCCGTCCTTCGTCCACTCCGGGCGTAGCCGCTGCCACGCCAACGCCGCTGTCATCCCATACAGCGGCGGGGTATCCTCGAGCGCTATCAGTCGCCATGCCTTCCACGCTGCGCCCTTGCCCACCTTGCGCGGATAGGCGGCCCAAAACTCCAGGAATTGCGACGAGTACGTCTCAACGCCCCGTCGGCGCCGGCCCATGGTATTCACCTTCTCAGGATCGGATAGGCTTAGAAGAGATCCGGACTCCGATCCGGACCGGACGGATCCGGAAGACAGACCCCCCCCCACCCCCCCGGCCGAAACCGGAGGGGTGGAACCGGTTTCTAAATTAGAAACCCCTTTTCCGAGATTGCATTTGTTGCAACAGGCGACCAGGTTCTTGTCGTCGTCCGACCCGCCGCCAGACACAGGGACAATGTGGTCCACGGTCAACTCGGATGCGGTTCCGGTGGTGCCGCAATAGACACACCGGAAACCGTCCCGCTTGAGCACCCTGAAGCGTTTGGCAGGCGAGAGGCCATTCCGTGGCCGACCTCCCTTGGCGCCGTCATGACTCCTGACCAGGGCCACGACCATCTCGAGCGCTATGTCGTCGATGCCGCCGGCCAGTGCGCGACGCAGGCGAACGAACAGCGACTCCATTAAAACTTCCACCCGGTTTGGCGCTTGCCCTTGCCGGCCTTCGCTCGTTCGCTCCGATGCTTCGCTTCTCCGGCGGTCCTGCAAGCATCGCTGCAATAGAGTCGGTTGGCGACGCGTTCGCGCAGGTCGGTCTCTTTGTCGCCGCAGAAACCGCAGGTCCCCATGGCGCTAAGCAGGGCCAGGCACACGCGGCACTGGCGCCCAATGGCCGCTCCGGCACCGTTGCGTATTAATTCCACTTTTTCGTGGCTGCAAATGGCGTATATGTCCACTAGCCAATCTCCTGGCCATCCGCGTCGATGATGCGCAGGCGGCGTTTGCGTGAAAGTGCCGGCTTTTGCCCCTCCGCGGCCGGCGCACGGTTCGAATAGGGAGCCGCCGCGCTACCCTCGCGGCGCTCTACCTGCAGGGCAAACGTATCGCCTGACTTCCCCATGCCCTCGGCGGGCTGCACACTGGGCATGGGAGCGGCGCCGGCAGCCGCGGGAATGGGGTCGTAGCCGTCGCCCGCATGCTCCGGACAATCGTCGTCATAGCAGCGACCGTCAGCATCGACGAGGCGATCACATCGCGGCTCGAGAATAGTGGGGGCGTCCGCGGCAGACGCCGCCCCCGTAGCGCTGCAACGGCTAGCCTCAGCCACTGCCGCAGAATCGTCGCCCTCACCCAGTTCCCGCAGTGCCAGCCGCAGGACGCCGCGGAGCACCCGGCGGGCCAAGTCGATGTCACCGTCAGCGCCGCTCAGGTGCGCGCGGAATGCGTCGGCGACGGTCACGGGCCCATCTCCCCGAGCAGCATCGACTCCAGGAGATCATTGGTAGCGTCCCAGGCAGCGTCCCTGGCAGCGCGCGCAAATAGTCGCAGCAGTTCGTCAGCCTCGACCATCGCGACGATGCGACGCCGCGAGCAAACGATCTTGTCGTTTTCCTCGCCGCCGATGCCGTCCACCTCCACGAGGCAGACGACGCCGTTCTCCCAGTTGTAGTAACTCAGCGCATCGATGGCGCGCCGGCTCGCGTGCAGCCCTGACCTGCAGCACACCAGCGGCCCCGTGTACTCCAGCCATTCGCCCACGGGCGGCGCAGGCGTCACGCCGTCGCGAAGCACCGGCACGCCGTCGACGACGCGCAAGAAATGAAAACACAGCTCCGATGTGGCGCTCACGCCGCCTCCACAGGAGCAGGCTCGCCACAGAGCTCCTGCGCGCGCTCGAGTGCTCGCTGGCCCTCAAGACACGGCGTCGCGCGGCCGTAGGCGAGGCACGTTTCGCACGCGGTCATGTGCTCGTGCAAGAGCACCGCTGCGCGCATGTACCCAGGACGCGGGGCCACTAGCGCACCTCCGCCTTGGACGCGTCGATCTCCCGCTGGACTTCGCGGTCTATCTCTTCGTCGGGATGGTGCCCATGACCGACGTAGCCGCAGCCGAGACAGCGAAACAGCGACACGCCGTCGAGGTAGCCGCGCGCGTGGCTTCGTTCGCAGCGCGGGCAGGTGAAACGGATCGGTTCTACCTCGCCCCCCAAGTCTTCGCCGAGATGGAAGGCATCAGCGCACGGCTGGACCTCGCCCTCGAATTGGACCGCGGGATGAAGGCGCGGCCTCGGGGATTTGCACGTAGGACACTCGCGCAGCCCAGAAGAACACCGGCAGTGGAGGCCGGTGCTCTTTCCAGTTGAGCCACGCGCCCTGTCATTTTCCATTACCATGGGCGGCTCCTAATGAAAAGCGCTGCGCCTCAGACGCCAGCATCACAGATTGCCGCCCATGGAACCGGAGGCGGAGGCGCAGCAGAACTTTCGACGACGATCCCATGGCGGCGGCATGGAAACCGTCGCATGGGGACGTGATCAAACGCAAGAAAAATCGTCACTACATGGTAACCATGCGTAACGACAACGGAACCCAGGGGTACCTAGATCACCGTGGTCGAAGCACATCCGGCGAAGGGCGCATGTAGTGGCTCAGCGTCGTCGAATGCTTCACCGCCGAGAGCCGCAGGTGGTCGCCGACCTGGTGGGCCTGCACCTCGCCGACGTGCCCCAGGACGATGCGCACGTATTCGTAGCTGTAGCCCCTGGAGAGCAGCAGAGAAGCGTGGGAGGCCCGCAGCCCAAGGTTCGGGCGGATAGGCGGCAACCCCACACGCGCTGCCGCCTCATGGAACGTGCGGCGCAGGTTGTTCAACTTGCCCACCACTAGCGCCGTCGGCTCCCCGCGTTCTGACAGCCACTCGGCGGCGAGCTCCGACAGCTCCGGCTCAGCCGGCACCCAGCACGGTTCCACCCGCGACTGGCGGCCCCGTACGCGCAGGTTTTTGTGGTTGCGCCTCAGCCAGCGTCCACGGCGCTCGGTGCCGTCGTAGACGTGCCCTGGGTCCAGGTGTTCGCGCGCGGTGGCGCAAATGTCGACGGTGTGCATCCCGGTCCAGAACCCAAGCTCGGCGAAGCGGCGAAAACGCCCCGGCGGCAGCGCCAGGCGAAACTCGGCGAACTGCGCCATTGTGTAGAAGTCCGTTCCCCTGCGCCCGTCATCCCGCAGCCACGGCGGCATCTCGGGAATGGCATCCTTCGGCAGCAGCCCGCGCTGGCCCGCGTACCGCACGGCTGCAAGCCAGAACGACAGGCGGCGACGGATGGTCACGTCACGCAGGACGCCCCGGTCCCGGCGCGCTGCCCGTTCCAGGCGGTTGTAGTCGACCTCCGCGGCCGGCGTGATCTCCCCGAGCACGTCCAGCAGCCATGCCACGCGCCAGCGATAGTCCTCGTCGCGGGTCTCTGCTGTGATGCCATCGGCGCGCATTGCCAGGTAGTCGGCGAGCACGGCGCGGACACACCCCGGCGGATACCAGGCAAGTTCTAGCTGCATCAGAAACCCCCTGACGCGTGTACCCCACGCGCATCGTAACAGTGCGCCGTCTCACCGACGCAGACATTCGCCATTTCGCGGCATTTCAATTGCACAGACTGTCAGCGCAACCGAGACGGCAGTACGTTTGTCTACATGTATTGGGCGAAAAACAACCCGCCGAGCTTTCGCCGGGCGGGTCCGTGGTTAGCGGCTTTGGCGGATGTCGTCGGCCGCGCGCAGGCGCTCAACGAGGCCCAAGGCTTGGCCCAGCCCCACTAGCCGTTCGTGGTCATTGGAGCCACCGGCGGCCCACGTAATCGCCTCCATCAACTGCGCCCGCTCGCGTATCAGGCGACCCAGCGCCTCCTCGGTGCGCGTCGGCCCACCCTGCCGCGCAGTGCCGTCATCGGGCTCTTCGCCCATGGGCGGTAGGTCTACCCTGCGCCGGCGGTTCATGGCGCGTCCTTGAGCATGGCCAGGATGCTGGCCGAGGCCGCGCGATAGACCATGCAGTCGTGGTGCCCGCAGCCGAAGTCGCAGGACCCGCCGACAGCCCGCCTCGCCGCCTCTTCAATGGCCTCACGAACGGCGCGCTCGATGGCCCACGCCGATCCGTTATTGTGTGGCTGTCGCAGTCGTTCCACCGCGTTGCTCACCCAACTCATGGCGCGTCCTCCAGCATGGCGAGAATGCGCTGCTTGATGACAGCGCGTCCCGCTCTGGCGTCGCGGGTCACGGTCGGCTCATCACACTGCCTCGCCGCCTCCTCGATGGTCTCGCGGATGGCGCGCTCCAAGTCCTGTATTTCGCTCACCTCAGTGCCGGCAATAGTCCGCGCCTTGTCACTCGCCCAACTCACAGCGCGTCTCCATCGTCGGAGCCGGGTTCCCGCGTCCACTCCTCAGGCGTTGGCGCCGCCCGCTCGCGATTCCGGCGATCCTCCTCCATCCTCGCGGCGCTGTCGCGCTCTTGCGCCTCCATCTCCGGCTTGATCTTCGCGTGCTTCTTGGCCAGCCCTTCGATCACGAGGGACGCCTCGCGCACCGACAGTTCGTTGGTGTGACTCTTGAGGAACGCCTTCTTGAGGTGCGCCCGGTAGTCGGCGTCGGTGTATTTCGTACGAAGGTCGCGCAGCATCGCGTGAATCTTCTTGTTCTGCTCGCTTGTGATCTTCGGGTTGCGGCGCACCGCCTCGCCGCTCTTGGGGTCGAACTCGTCGACGGGCTCGGTGTATTCGGCCGTCAGACGCGTGTCGCTAGCCGCCTCCTCCTCAGCGTCGGCGACGAAGCCCCCTCCGCGAATCACCTCGCGAGGCGGCAGATGGGCGGTTCCCGACGTCTGCACGGGCGGGCCGGCGGGTCCGGTCACCGACGGGAATCGCTGGTCTACGCTTTCCGCCTCGGTCTCGTCGAGCATCCCCAGCCCGCACACCGACAGCGTGACCCTGCGCTTGGCCTTGGTCTCCGCCTTCATCATGGCGTTGGCCCTGGCCTCGCCCTTGAGCCCGTCGAGGGGGACAGCCCCGATGCTCTCATCGGCGCGCCCGCTGGCCATCGTGGCACGCGCAGTGACCACGTAGACGCCCTCCACGAGCTCTCGCGCGGCGACCTCGATGGAGACGCCGTGAATCTTGCGCAACTGGTCCGTGCAGTCGCGGCGTGCGTAAAGCACCAGCTTGCCGTTGAGCGTGATGTATTCGAACGGCCGCGTCAGCGGGTTGAGGCCCACCGATTCGCACACGCGGTTGTAGTACGTCACCCGCTGCTCGCTGGTCAGCGTGGCCAGGTTGCCGTTGACTAGCACCTGCTCGATTTGCGCGCCGATGGGCGCCGCCGTGGCCAGCGCGGTCGTCATGACGTTGCCTCCCTGTGGTCTCTGCAACAACCGCGGCCAAAGCTCGCGCACACGGCGCAGCCCACCGTCGCCAACGCCCTTTGCGCCTCGACGTGAGCCTGTACCCGCACGCGCTCCAGCGTGCGCTCTAGCCACACCTCGGCGTCAGCCGCCGCCCGCGCGATGTCTCCGCACATCTCGATGGCCTGCTCGGGCGACAGCGAGAAACACACTGCGACTGGGCCGCTGATGGTAATCGTTACTTCGCCGGCCATGTTGCGCGCCGCGACTATGATGCTCATGACCGCACCTCCGCTGGCGCCTGCGTCTGCGCCGCGAGCACGGCTGTGATTCGGTCGCGCAAAAGCGCCGCCTCCTCCAGGGAGAACGCCAGCGCTATGTCGCCAATGTGAACCCACAGGGATTTCACGCTGGTGTCCGGGCGCACGTCGATGTGGACTCGCGGCTCGTCGCGCCTGTAGTCGCAGTTCTTCGAAAATAGGGCGAACATCACTCCACCTCCAGCTCGAACGAGAACGGGACCACGGCGTCGCGGTGGGGTTCGGCGTCGAGGATGCTGCCGTCGAACGCCGTCACGAACGCGGCCACATCCGCGGGCGTTTCGATAGTGCGTAGGAACCCCTGGGAGGTCATCCAGTGAATCTCGCATTCATCCACGGACGCGCCCTCGAGTCCCTCGCGCAGCATGGCTCGCGCCACGGGGCAGTCATCTGAGGCGCACGTCCCCATGGCGATATCCTCGGCCGTCACCTCGATTTTCACGACCGCACCCCCACGCCCATGCGCAACAGGCCCTCGGCGGTGAAGTCGTCGATGGCGGGCAGCTCCACCGTCTCGCGCCTCATCCACTCCGTGGACAGTTCCAGCGTGCGCGCCTCGTGCCGGCAGCGCGCGCACTCGTGCCACGTGCCGTATTGGTCGCTGACTTCCTCGGTCGCCAACGCGCCGCAGATGCAGTGAATCAGCCCGTCGTCACCAGCGAAATGCCCGTCGGCGGTGCGGATGATGTTGCTCACGACTGCACCGCCGTCGCGGGGGCGCCGTACTTCTTGGCGTAGCGTTTTCGGCCCTGGGTCAGCTTTTGCGCAATCTCAACTTCCCGGGCATCTTCGGAAAGGGCCGTGATACGCTCCGCCGAGGCGCCAAATCCTTTGCCATCCCGGGTCGGCTGGACGCGGGCGCCATAGACCGTCGTGCCAACATCCACGCCGGCCATCGACGGGTAGTAGCCCTGCCCCGGGCCGGCTTCGACCACGGTCGCGTCATAGCGGGATACGGAGTAGCCCACCGCGCGCCCCTTTTCGTCCTTCATCCCCGTGTCGATCGATTCGACCCGGTGGCTTCCCTCGGTCAGCGTCTTGTTCTTCGTCATGTCCCGGCCCTCCATGAGTCAACGCTACGTCTAGTGTAGACCGCAGTCAACAATAAAAAGCATCGCCCGCCGGTGGCCCGCTATCGCTTCCAGGCGGAGGCTGGATAGCCGATGGCTTTCTCGATGGCGCGCGCCAGCCGCTCAGGCATGGGGCGCTTACCGCGGATGACCTTCGACAGAAACCCCGGGTCTTCGCCTAGTTTCTTGGCGAGCGCATGCAGCGACACAATGCCGTGGGCCTTGGCCGCGTTCATCACGGGGTTGTTGCCAGCCCACCTGCTGTCCGAAAGTGCCGCCCTGTGTTCCTCGGTCATCACATCGCCTACTGTAGACCGTTGACCACCTTGGGTCAATGGTGTCGATTCCAACCGCGCGGCCTCAGCCCGCATCTCATCGGCGAGGGCGGCGGCCTGGTCGGCCCCGGTGTCATCGCCACGCCTACGGCGCGCGTGCGCGTCCACGTCGAGACGGCCAGCGAAATACCGCAGCACGTCGGCGCCTGGGTTGCGTGGCATGGGGCGCGCAGGTTATCATGTCGGCCATGTCGCAGGCTTCCCGCCAGTTCGAAATATGGGGCAACGGCGCCGATGGCATCGTCTACACGACAGCATGGGAAATCACGGCGGACGGTGAGCCCATCGCGCGGCTTTCGTGGACGGACCACGGCGAGCCCGTCGTATGGATGGCGAATGAGCACGGCCCGTGGTGGCGTCGCGCGTGGCGCGGCCTGCGTCTGATCTTCGGCCGCGGAACCAACTACACGTTTACTGCGCCCGATGGCGAAGCCCTGTACCGCTAGGGCAGCAGCTCTTTGCGGCACCAGGGACAGGTAACGGACGTGCGCGGGTCGGTGGGGTCGCGCTCTGACAGAGCCTCAGCCGCGTCGGCTTCGCCCTCCAGGGTACGCGCCCACGTCTCCCCCTTTGCCGCCGTCTCGCCGAAGCCCTGGCCCCGCAGAATCGCCGCCTGATGGCGCAGGATGCGGGCTGCCTCGCGCAAGCCCGGCACGAGATCGCTCACCCCGCACGTCTCAGCGCACGAGAGCGGCGCCGCATATCGTCGAGATGTTCCACCACATCAGCACGCGTGCGAATCACTCGCACCGGCGAGCCGCGCCAGGAGATGTGCCACTCGAGTTGCCCGGGGGTGACCTTGGCCTTGCCCGTCTTGAACTCGATGGGGTCGGTGAGGCCCAGAAAGCCCACGAAGCCATCGGGGCAGTCATGGCCCACGGATGCCGTAGACTGCCAGGACGCGCCGAACTGCTCATAGACCGGCACGAGCTCGCGCTGTGCCTCGTCCACCTTGGCGCCGTAACGCATGCTACGCTGCCGCCATGGTCGTCTTTGCCATCTGCGCCGTAGCCGCGCCGCTTGCGTGGGCCGCTGGAATGCTCCTTTTCATTGCCGCACGTATGTTCTGGCGAGCAGCACGCCGGCCGATCAGTGAGGACAACATCCAGTGACGCCGGGCCGCCCGCACTGAGCGTCAAGCGTGAATGGAACCGTGGGGGTCAGCCCGAAAGGGTTGGTGCATGGCTGGCCCTGGATGCCCGTGTCTTCGATCTGGTCCTGCGACCAGCAGGCCTGATGGATTTGTATAAAGTTGTGCGAAAAATCCTCGCAGTCATCGTCCAGGAAGCATGTGGGCCACGTTTTGTTGGCCAGGTCATGGCCGGCATACAGTTCCCAGAAGCCGCCCCCTCCGCCATTTGCCATGCCAGACTCCATGTACGTCCCAGTTGTCGCGGTGGAACTGCCGACGTTAGCAATCTGGACGTTATAGGCAATCTGCGCGTTCCACATGTGAACGCCAGTGAATGGATTGATTGGCACCCAAAACACAGTAACGAACCATGTATCGCTGCTAAACGGTCCATTGAATGTAGCGGTATATTTGCTGCTCTGCAGTCGTGGCATGTAGGCCAGGTTTAGCGTGCAGGGACTTGACTCCCAGGTCGCCTGAATATTGCTCGCGGGCACCGTCTGATATGAGTTGAGCCGGCTCACTGTGCAGTTGTGCGGACGAGGGCACTGCCCGCTGGGGTCACAGTCGTTGAAGGTAAAGTACTGGCAGTTGGACCCGAAGACCTCCACGTCCCAGCCCGATGGGAATGCCCTGAGCGTCCCGTATTCATGGTCGGAGGCCGCCACCGCCGAATCTTTCCATGCGGTGCCATTGCCAAAGTTGAACTGTACGGACGTGTTGATCGTGGTGACCACCGGGATCACTGACGCCTGTTGCGTCATGAACACGCCGCCATCGGCTGCGTCCTGCGCGGGGTCGAGGCCCACGGTCTCGGTGCTGCATGCGGCGAGCAACGCCGCGAGAATGAATCGCTTCATAGAATCTCCTGCGTCGGGCGTGCGCCCGTATTGTCTTCGCTGCCCATCCCCTTGCCAATCCAACGCACCACTGCGCCATTGGCCCTCGGTCTGATGTCCACGTGAACCCACTGCCCCGGGTACCAACCCAGGCCGCCCAGCGCACCTAGCGCGCCCTCGGCGAGCATCTCTTCGACCACGGCGCGGAGCCGCGGGAGCAGCACCATCTCGACGGGCCTGATGTCCGCCGCGCTCGCCGTCAGATGCTGCGAATGTGGCGCGCCCCCGACGGCGAAGTTGTGATACACCGTGCGGTAGCCGCAGACCGGGATCAGGGCGCCGCCGTAGCGTGAGCGCAGGGGTTCTAGCACATCCTGGCAAAGGCGCTCGACATTGCCCCGGTACTCCAGCGGCACTTCGGTGCCGTCGTGGCATGTGAACTCCTCCCACGAGAAATGGTCAGATGGGCGAAGGTTCACCGATGCCTCCAGCAGGGGCCGCTGAGCGCTACGCAGGCCGCGCAGCTCGCCTGCGAGACCGTCGCCGTGTCCCCGTGAGCCGGCGTGGGCGTTTCGAGCGCCCATGCGCTCGGATAGAGGCCAGGGCAGAACAGCTGTCCCGGCACGCCCTCGAATTCGACGAAACTCGCCGCGTGCGTGTCGATCACCTGCCGCACGGTGTAGGTTCCGCCGACCACGACACCGGCACTGCCGGCCGCCCTCGTGCATCGCCATTGCTGGCCCACGGCGTACGTCACCGGCGACCTCCGCGTATGTCGAACCAAATCGCCAGCGCCATCGCGATCACCGCCAGCCCAGCGCCGCCGCCGAGCATCCACCATGCGAGAACGCGGCTCATACCGTCACCATCTCGCCATTGGTAATGAAGCCGTGCCATGCGCCGTCGCCGTGACGGAAGTCGATCGACGGCGTCAGCGTCAGATCGTCGAAGGTATCTCCGGTACGCTGCCACGTCAGGCCGCTCATGGGCGGCCCACCATCGACAGGGTTGGTGAACGGAACGCAGATTTTCTGCCGCTCATCGGGCGGCAGCGAAACGCAATGGGGACAGTCGAAGTCCACGCCCATCCCTTGGCGGGGCTCGCCATGGGTGATGAAGAACTTCGGGCGCAGCTCGGCGAGCCTCACGGCTGCGCCGCCTGCGCCAGCCGCCTCGCCAGCCGCGACGTGGGGTCCGCCTTCTTGAGCGCGAAGTGCCTCGCCGCCGCGCGGTCGGCGAACACCTGCGAAATCTCTCCTGACTTCGAGTCGCGCAGAATCAAGTACCCACCCGGCGTCATGGCCGGCGCGGGACCGCTGAGACGGTGCATGTAGTCCCACGGTCCCTTGCTGCCCGGGATGAAATACGACGGCAACACGAAGTTGGAGACGCTGATCCAGCGGCTCTCGCCGGCAATCGTCACCTGCACAGCGTAGCCGTCGGACTCCACAGGATCGCCCGTCTCAAGCGCCACCTCGCGCCCATCGGCCATGGCGCGGTACTGGTCGCACGCCTCATCGGCGCGGAACTCCACCGCCTCATGGCTCGCCGTGCTCGCATCGGCGCGGTCCATCGGCACGATCACGCGAGCGTATTCGTAGCCCGCGTTGTCATCGTGGAAACCGAGCGCCCCGGGCTCGCCGATGGAGTCCATGAAGGCCACGGGGTGGAACAACTCGCCCGGCACCGCCGTGATTTTCCCCATGGCGATGCACGCCCACGGCTCCAACCCCCACGCGAGGGCGAAATGCTGGCGCATCTGCAAGTCGCAGGCGGCCGCCTGGAACGCGAGGTCCGTGGCGCTGAAATGCTTTGAACGGCTGAGGAAAGCGAGGATCACTTTGCGGTGTTTCCTCTCGTCACTCACCGTCGGCCCAGCCATGCCTGCCCGTGCTCGATGACCACTGGCAACAGGGTGTCGCTCTTTGCGTCCTTCAGTTGCTCCTGCGAATGCTCCACGACATAGGCCACAGCGCAGTCAACGATATCGACGCCGACCTTGGCCGCGATGGCGGTCAGTTGCGACACGTAATCGCTGCCTGTCAACGCGCTGAAGATGTCGGCGATGATTGCCTGCACCTGCGGCGCCACGGCGGACGACGTGCATTCGCCGACAGCGACCACGGGGCCAGGGACGCCGCCGCCGCTCTTGCAGCCGGCGCCGACCAGCACCGAGGCCGCCGGCAGTAAGCACAGCAACGTCATCGCCGCGGGCGGGATGTTCATCACGCGATCAAGGTTCGTGAACAGCGCCACGACGAAGCCAGCTACGGCGCTGACGGTCTTGAGAACCGTTCCCGGCAACAGGTCGCCGAGCATGGGCAGCGTGGTGAGAATGGCGCCAGCGACAAGGCCGACGATGTGAACGTAACGCTTCATTTACTTCCCTTCCCAAAGATGCGTATCAGGATAGCCCTCAGCGCCGACGCACGGGCCGCAGCCGGAAGGCTTACGATCCCAATGGACAGCGGGCCTGCCCACCATGGGGATGCCGCTGCGAAGTGGAGAGACAGGTACGTTACGGAGCCAATTCCCGCCAACGTAATCAGCGTCCCTGAGATGGTCGCCGCTGTTGATTCGCGCGATGACAAGGAAAAGGACAATCCCAAGGGCGGCGAATCCACCTGCGGCTGCGGTGTGGATATAGCCCCGTTGTCGCTCATTCATTTGCACCTCACGGCGTGATCGTGAAGGATCGCAGGACCCCTTGACACGTCGCCAGCATTGCGGCGAGGCTAGCGGTCGTAAGACCGTTGATGAACGCGTCCCACCCCGCCTGTGTCGTTATTCCCTGCGACTTCACGAAGGTTGCGACCTGCCTCTCCATGAGAGCAGTGTCTAGTGAGACCAGCGGATCGGACGAAAGCAATCGCAGAGGCATGATCATGTCCTTGGATACATATACAGGGCGTAATCCACGTCGATTGACGTGACTGCATTGGTGGCGCCGCTGCGAAACTGGCCCTGGGGGTGAATGCTATCAGCCGGCGCCGAAGCCATCGTGGCGCTAACCTCGGCGCCTTGGTCGATGCGCGCCCGAATCTTCGAGTCGCCCTGGCAGTAGAACTCCACGACGTGGATTGTGGCGTTGTCCTTGGCTACGCCCAGGTCCAGCACCGAGCCGGTATCGTTGCCGTCATACTGAACTACGTAGTTGGTGGCGTTCAGAGCGCCGAAATAGCCGGCGCCAATCGTCCTGTTGTTGCCGTTGTTGATGAACCCCAGGAAGAAGCTGGAATCGGTTGGCGGATTGGTGACGGGGATGAATCGCATGGCGACGTACCATCGCTTCGTCGCGCAGTTGATAATGTTCGCGCCGAACGAATCCGCCTCGCTGTTGCTGTTGATGGCGGTCGTCGCAAACCGCCCCCATCCACCGTCCTTGGTGGTATTGGCGGTCATCGAAAACGACGCTGTTCCTGCCACGCTGCCGGCCCACCCTGGCGGCATGACCGTTGTTGCCGTGGCCTGATCGAAATCGGTCCACAAAAACCCCGAAGCGGTCGGGTCAAGGCCAGAGAGGGAAAACCCACGGGTCAGCAACGTCGAGAGCTGACCCGAACTGCCGCCCCCCCCTCTCGCCGGCGGCCCGGGGACGCGCCCGACGCTCACTGAATCACGCTTCCATCGCTGAGGTGGTAGGTGACCAGCACATCCCAGTTCGTTGGCCCCGTCGCCCCGGCGGTATATTCGATGACGCCGCCGAACGGATAACGCGCGACCACCACGAGAATGCGGCGTTCCTGGCCCGCGGAGAGCACGGGGACCGCCTGCGGCGCAGCGCTGCCGATGGTGGCGAGCCCGTTGTCGTCCTTGCAATCGACCTCGCGGAAAGTCACCTTGTCGCTGGCGAGCGCATAGAGGCGCACGCCGTTGGCTGCGCTGGCCTGGTCGTTCTGGATCCACACCAGTTCCACCGCCACGACATCGTTGGTGGGGAGGTCGCGCGGCTTCTCCACGGGGTTGACCGTGGCGGCGCCGCCCGTGGGCACCTTGGGGACGGCGCTCCAGTTGGCCAGGATGATGGTCGCGGCATTGCCAGGCGCCGCTATGGGCGTATCTACTGAATGCCGGCGTTGTCCAAGTGCGCTCATGGCGATTACGGCTGGCAGGCGACGAAGAGATGCGCCATCTGAAGTCGTTGATCCGCCGCAGTAGCGCCGTTGCGAGCGGTCACCAGAAGCCGCAGCTTGGCGTATGTCACCGTTGGCGCGACGGCAACGACGAGACCGGCGCCGCCGAACAGTGGACCGTCGAGGCGGGCATAGACGTTGCCGTCCTTGCCGTTGGCCCACATCTCGAAGCCGTGGTACGCGGTATCCACGGGCGTGACGTCGAGGTCGCTCTTGGTCGTGATGAGGTTCGCGCTGTGCTGGATGATGTAGCGGGTCGTGCTGAGCGAGCCGATGACGCCGACGCCGAGGGTGTTCGTGGTGTCGCTGAAGCCGACGAAGATGGTCGTGTTTGCCACGGGCGTGGTCGGGATCTTGGCCTTGCAGTTGAGATAGAACGCCTTGCCCGGCGTCTGCGTGGCCACCGTCCACGGCGTCGCGCCGATGGCATTCGCCGGAGCCGCGCCGCTGATGGAGCTGGCGGTGGCGCCCGTCGAGTAGATGACGCTTCCCGTGCCCTCGTCGCCGGCAATCACGCTGCCGCTGTTGGTCAGACCCGCGGCGGGGTTCCACACCGTGGAGTTGCCGTATCCCGTCGGGTCGCCGTAGTAGTCCTCCCACAACGTGGTGAACAACTCGGCGTTCTGCGTGGCGTCTTTGGCGGCCGAGAGAAGCTGGTTGTACTTCTCTGCACGATCGAGATCTGGATGGCCGAGTGCGAGCATGGGCGGAGCCTCCTGACAAGGCCCCGATGTCCCCCAGCACCCGCACTCACGCGCTAACTGCTTATTTTGCTTCGATTCTTTGCGCGAGCGTTTGGCTGCTCTTGAAGTCGATGTTGATGGCGCGGCTTGCGCCGCCGGTGCGCGCGGGCGGTTGCTGCGCCTGCTTGATGGGCACGTCAGCCGGCAACGAGAACAGGATCCGCAGGACGCGCTCTTTGGCCCATCCCACGGCCCAGGACTTCTTGGCGGCCTGCTCCAGTTGCTTGCGCTCCTGGATCAGGGCTTGGAGCATCTTCCACAGCTCGGGATAGCAGGCGGTCACCGCGTCTACCTGCGGAGCTTGCACCGTGCCCGATAGCACCTCGGTCAGCAGGCACGTGGGATCATCCACGACGGCGAGAATCATCCACGCGTCGCCCATCGCCGTGAACCCCGGCGCCATCATGCGCGGTCCCGTGAATGTGTCGGTGGACAGCGCAGGCCAGCGCGCGCGCACGTACTCCCGGCAGTTGCTCAAGACGGCGAGGTAGTCGTCGGCCACGCCGGCATCGGCCAGCTTGCCCACGAGGCCCTGCGGGCTCTCCGCCTCGGTCAGCTTCGTTAGCATCGCGTCGTGATCGGGCCGCTTGTACAGCCTGAACTTCCGCGGCTTCCCCTGGTCGAAGAAGTCCTTGACCATCCCGCGCCACTCGCCCGGCAGCTTGCGCGCCGCCTCCCCGTCGCGGGCCAGCAGCGGCTTTTCGGGGAACAGTCCGGTGACCGCAACCAGTGCCTCGCCCGGGAGGCTCACGGTTGCGCTTCCTGCGCCCCGGGCCGCACGGCCGAGATGGTCGCCTCGATGGTCCCGCGGGGCACGCCGGCCGCCAACGCCGCCTGGATGAGCGCCGCGGGGGCGCTGCCGGCCCTCGCCGAAGCCGCTAGGCGCGCCAGGGCTTGCGTGGCCGCGCGATCACCTGCCTTGGCCAGCGGGATGCCCGCGTACGTGGCGATGGCGGGCAGGGGATTGCCACTGGCGATGGACATGCCGATTGACGCCACCTTGCCGACGTTCTCGGCGGCGTTTCGTAGGCCACCGGCGGCACGATTTGGGGGCGGGATGCTGGAGCGGTCGCGAAAAGCACCGGCAATGTTCTTTAGGGCGGAGTACTCCTGGTTCAATTCGGCGAATTTGCTGCCTATTTTTGGCCCCATGACCTTTTCGACGTGGGCATTGACGATATCCTTGGTCGCCGCCCATATTTCGCGCTGAAGCGTGGCGGTTGCACCGGGTTGCAGCCCGCTACCGGCGAATCCTTCCGTCCCGATTGCCGAGCCATATTGGCGCACTTTGTCCACCGGAACGAATGCCAGCGGCGCCTCCGCCGTCCCGCCGTAGGTCTTCTTTATCGTCTCGATTTGTTTCGCGATGGCATCGGCCTTGTCCACGGTGGCCGCGTTGCCGCGGTACTTCGCCTCCAGCTTGCCCAGCGCGCCCGTGAAGTCCTCCAGCGCGATTCCCGGGGCTTTCTCGTCGGCGGCCTTCGTCACCGATGCCACCATCGGCCCCACGCGCTCCATCGCCGAATCGGCAGCCGCCGCGCCTTTGTCGACGTCCTTGGCCACCTTGTCAATGCCGAACTTCCGCGCCGCGCGGATGACGTCCTCTTCGTCAGCCCACACGCGCTTGCCCGCGTTCGTCGCCCGCCCGCCGGTGACGTCGGTAACCAACTGCTCGTTGGCGCGGCCCTCGGCGCCCTGAACATACTTCTCAGCCGCGGTGCCGATGATGCCGCCAAGCGCGCCGCCGAGCAGGCCGCCTTTCGCCGTCTCCCTGACCATCTGCTCCGCGCCGCCCGCCTTGGTCAGGTCGGCCTCAGACTCGCCGGCCGCCGTCAGACCGCCCGCCAGCGCACCTCGAGCAGCGTTGGCAGCGATGCGTGCGCCCAGCCCCACGCCCGCGCCCGCGAGCCCCAGTCCCGGGATAGGCACAGCAGCGCCGCCCACGATTTGCCCCAGCCCGTAGCCGATGGGGTGCGCCTCCCGGGCGGCCTTGTTCGCCGCGCGCGCCTCGTCACGGGCCTGCGCGTAGGTTTTGTCGGTGAACGCAGACTCCAGTGCGCCGCTGATCTCGTCGCCAAACCCGAACGTAACCCCTTGCGCCGCGCCACGGACACCCGCCTCCAGCAAGCTGGGCGGCTCCGCCGGGGGCGCTTCAGGGGCGGGCGCGGCGGGCGCCTTCAAGAAGGCGTCGGGGTCGAACGCTCCTGACGGCGCGGCCGGCTTGGGCGCAGGGCCGGCGAGAAAGGCGTCGGGGTCAAAGCTCACATGGCTCCCATCGCGCGCAGCTTAGCAGCCACCGCCGCCGCCTTCGCTGTGTCCGCGCGCGCCGCGGGAGACGCCAGCCACGCCTTGGCTGCTGACACGTCGGCCGTCGGGGGCGCCGCCGCCTGCTCTGCCGCCGCTCCGCGGGCAACCGATTCGGTCACCTTGCCGCCAGCCGCCGCAGCGCCGCCGACGATGCCGCGCACTTGGTTGACCACCTGGTCGCGCATGGCCGGCGTGGCGCCGGGAGAGTTCAGGTCGAAGATTTGTCGCCCGTGCTCCATCTCGTGCTCGGATGCACCGATGTTGGTCACGCCCGCGCCGACTTGGGTCAACAACTCGTTGGCCTGAAGCAACTGCCGTTTCTTGTCGCTAAAACCCTTGTACGGGTCGGTGGCCAGCAAGCCCAGCTTTCGCCCCGCCTCCTGTTCGAAAAGGCTCATGTGCTTGGCCTTTTCGACCTCGGCGAGGTTGTTCTGATACTTCTGGCGGTCAGCGTCAGTCAGCGTCACGCCCTCCGACTGAAGGCGATCGTGAATCTCGAGCGCCTGCCGCCCCTTTTCCGTGAGCGTTGCTTTCTGGACGCGTACGCCGAAGCCGCGCCCGCTCTCTTCCTTGGTTCCCGCGGCGGCAGACTCGGCCCCCAGTTTCGCCGTCTCGGCGTTGTTCTTCCCGATTTCCGACCCGATGAGTGCGCGCTGCGCGGCGTGCTGCCGCTGTTCCTCGCCACGGTTCGCGAGCATCGTCGCGTTCTGCGCTTGCCGCTGCTCGGCCTCTTTGCTCGCCGCCTGAACGATCTTGTCAGCCGCGACCTCGGCGTCAGACTTTCCGAACTTGGCCAGGTTCGCAGCGCGCTGCTGAGCGATGGACTTGTACATCCCCGCTTCCTGCGCGTTCATCTCCATGCGCGCGTTCTCGACCATCCACTTGGCGTTTTCTACACCCTTGCTGGCCTGATCGACCTTGTCTAGCTGCTGCTGGCGGTAGTTCTCGACCTGCTTGTTGATCACCTGCATGGCGAAGTTCGGCGAGCCCGTCATGCTGGCCGCAAACGCGCCCAATCCCTCCATGAGCGCCGCTGCGATAGCCGCCCCCGGGCGCCCTTCGAAGAGGTCCTTGACCTTCATCTTCGCCCGCTCGTCTTCGAGTTGCTGAAGATGCTGCGTCGCCGCCGCGCTCTTCTGCGCCCATACCTGATTGAACTCGTCGACGCGTTTGGCCTGCGCCGCCTCGAATTCGGCTTGTCCCGCGGCCTTCTCTTTGCCCGCCTCCCCCTCCTTCTTCGCCGTCTCCACCTGCGCCGCCTCGGTGCCGGCGAGCGCCTCTTGCGCCTTCTTCTCGGCCGGCGTCATCCCGCCGATGGGCGGCCCACCGCCGCCAGGAACGCCGGGCGTCTTAGCCACGGGCGCAGTGGCGGCAGGCGGCGGCACGGTGGCCAACGCTTGCTGGAGCTCGGGGATGAGCGGCTGCGGGGCAGGGGCAGGCGCGGGGGCCGCCGGTGGAGCGCCGCCACCAGGCGGAAACAGCGCGGCGTTGACACCGTTGAACGCAGGCAGCACAGGCGTTGCCCCCTGTGCAATTTGCGCGCGCATCATGGAAGCGGGGGAGAATGGATCGCCCTCGCCCTGCCCGTCATCAAGTCCTGTGCGCGGGTCAATCATCCATCGTCTCCGGTGAAGTCACTCGGGTTGCTAGTAATCCCGCTGGACGCGGGCGGGCCAATGTCGCCGCCGGTGTCCGCGCCGCCACCGCTGCTGTTGAGCGCGCCGCTGTTGATAACCCCGGCGCCCACCGCCGCGACACCGCCGAGGATGCTCGCAATGAGCTGCTTCGTCGCCGCGCTTGCCTGCGTGGAGGCCACGATAGCGGCAATCTTGAGCTGCGTAGCCGCGGACAGCGCAGCCGTGCTGCCCGTGGTCGCTGCCTTCAGCAACTCGGCCTTGGCCTGGTCGTCTAGCTGTAGCTGGTCAATCTGGTTCTTCGCGTTGGCGATGGCCATCGTATTCTGCAGCCCCGCCTGCGCGATGCTCGCGGCGTTCGTCTGCTGCGAATTGTTGATGTTCGTCGACGTGTTAAGCTCGGCCTGCTTGATCGCGGCGGCGTTGATGTTGTTCGCGTTTGCGATGCCGGTGTTGCTGTCGATTTGGGCCTGTAGCCGCGTCATCTCGTTCTGCTGCTGGGCAGTCGCGATGCCTTCCTGCGATGTGATCTGGGCCTGAAGCTTCTGCATCTCCGTGCGCGCGTTAGCGTTCGAGATGGCCACCGCGTTCGCCAGCGAGGCGTCGGTTATGGCCAGATCTTTGCGTGTCGTTTGGTTGGACTTGAGCGCGTCGAGGATGTTGTTCGCGTTCTGGATGTCCCGCACGTTGTTGGCCTTGGCATTCTCCAGGTTCACTTGCGTGCCAAGCTGCGAATTCTGAAGGTTTGCGGTGTTCTGGAACCCCGCCTGCGTCGTGGCCAGCGTGACGTCCTGACCCCGCGTCGAAGAAAGCGCCGTCTCGAGCTGCGCCCGTGCGTCCTGCATTTCCCTGGCTCGCAGCGCCGCCGCATCCGCCGCGCCCTGGCCCGTGATCTGGCCGATGTTCTGCCCCGCCTTGAGCTGCGCCGCGACCCGCCCCGTACCATGCGCGCCTGCCACGAGCCCTTGCTGTGCAGCGATGGCCTGGTCTAGGGCCTTCTGGTGGAGCGCCTCCGCCGCCGTGGGGCCGCCTGTCCCCGACGCCGCCGCCTGAAGTCCAGCGATAAGGCTCTGCTGCCCGCCGCGGATCTGGTCAGACGCCGACGTGTCGATCTTTGCGGCGTTGGCGTTGACCGCATTCGCGGTCGTGACCGCGCCAATCTGCGGCGCCCTGATGTCGGCCACCTGGCCCGTCTGCGCCGCTGTCGCCTGCCCCGGCTGGCCTACCTCGGTGTGCGGGATGGGCGCCGCAGCCCCCACTTGCGGCGACGCCGCGAGCGCCGTCGGGGCGACCGTGCCGGCCGTTGCCGTCGACACAGGGGCGATGGCCGCAGCCTGACCGATGGGCGGTTGACGAGGCGCGAAGTTGTTGTATTGGGCGATGAGGTCGCCTGGCGAACCGGGGGCGACGGTGGCCGGGCCGCCCGTCGTGGGTGTCATGTTAGGGTTGGTCGTCCCGTTCGCCGCGTTGTTGACGGCCACGTTCTTGTTCAGGATGGGCGACGGGTTCGCCGTCGCCGCGCTCGCCAGCGTCGAACCCTGCTGCGCTGTCATCGGAACATATTGCGACGGGTCGGCGGTGCGGTTGCCGTTCTTGTCGAGCGGGAACCCCTGACGGTCGGTGACGATGTTGGGCGAGTTGGTCGTCGTTGAGCCCTCGCCGAGTCCATTTTCCCCGCCGCTGGTCGTGTACGACTGCAACGGCCCGCCCGGCGGGTCTCGGTAAGACAGCTTCGCCGGGTCCAGGCCCGGATTCTGCGCAAGCACCTGCGCAGGCGTCATGTTTGCGGGCGGGGCCGGGATGCGCACGCCCTTGCCGTCCTCCCAGTGCCCACCAGCGGCGGACGTATCAGGCACCCACTTCGCCTGTGGTAACCCTGACTGGTCGAGGGACACGGCTTGCGTGGGCGCGCCTGCGCCTCCGCCCGCATCGGGCAACGGCGTCGACGTGGCCCCCGGGGCCGGCGGTGCTCCAATCCATCCAGTAGCCATCAGATGCACCTCATGTCATGACTTGGCCCGAGGCCACCTTGTGGGCGCGCCCGCGCACGCCAATCTCGAAACCGAGCGCCGTCAGCCGAAACACCTCGGCCGTACTGGTCTCGCTGATCGTCGCCTGTACCGACGTCGCGCGCATCTGCGATGGGGCGACCACAAGCGGCGGCAGCGATGCGCTGGTGACCGCCTTGGTCACGTTGTCAATGATCGTCGATGACCAGTTGTATGACGTCTGCGCCCTCACCGTGCCTGTGCCCACGAAATCAGCCATCAGGTGGACGGTGTAGATGAGGCTAGACCCGAACAGGGTTGCCGGCGACACCCAGTTGAACGTGACGAGCGGGGCAATCGCCGACCCGTTGTCGTTGAACTGGCTCGCCACCTCGGCTTGAAAGCTGCCATCCGTCTGCAGGTAGACCCACTGACTCGCAAACTCGATGGTGTCCACCGCCGCCTGTCCGGTGAACGTCGTCCACCGCCCCGCGCCCTGGTCGTCGAGCAGCCCGAAGTGATAGACTAACGTCCTCCCCTCAGCGTGAACGAACCGCACTTGTTCCAGGTCATCAACGATGGCCGAGCCATTGAGCGTCAGCGATTCGTATGCCTCGACGCCGCGCAGGCGCATCGGCTGGGACGCTCCGCGCGGCAGCAGGTAGAATCCGCGGGTGCTCTTGAAGATCACTCCCTGCGGCGTTTTGATGACACCCGCCTGGCTGATGGCGCCCACGGCCGAGGTCAGGCGCGCCGGGGCGTTGAACTGCCCGCTGCCATCGGCCGCCGGCCCCTGCCCGATCATTTCGTAGATGGCGCTACGCTTGAATATGATCAGGCGGTCGTCCATTTCGGCAAGGGCCGTGATGTCCCCTCCCTCGTTCTCCAGGGCAATCACGTTCGCGCTGGACAGCGACGGCCCTTCGCCGGTGGTGAACTCGTTGCTGACCCACAGTTCGAAGGGGAATTCCGTTCCCGCTAGGAAGATGCGGTTCTGCCACACCTCCATGAGTCGCGCGGGCGGGAATGGCTCTTTGCCCAGCGCGCCGCCGTTGGTATACAGCGGCAGATTAGCCTGAATTGTCGTATCCGCGCTGACGTCGGCGGTGGGGGTGATTGAGTCGACGGTGGCGTCATTGGTGACGACTATGGGCAGGCGCAGGAACGTGGAACCGTTGGCCAACGTTCGGTAAATCTCGACGAAGACGGCCGGGCCGGCGCCGCCGCCGCTGGAATCCACGGCGACCTTGTTCACTGCGCGCAGCGTGGGCACGGTCGTGAATGTGACCTTGTTGTTGCTGCCAGTGAGAGTGATGGTCACGGGGAAACTCGGCGCGGATTCGTGCCGCTGGCCTCGGCCATCGATCCACACATAGATGAAAACGTACTGGTAGGCGCCCAGCAGGGTCAGTGACCCGCCGGTGGTCTGCGCAAGTGTCAACTGCTCGGGGAACTGGAAGAATCCCGCCTCGCACGTCCCGCCCGTGCCGTCGTAGGTGCGAATCACCGACCCGCCGGCATGGAGCGATTGCCCCAGCCGCTTGTATCCCGAGATGGCCGCCGCGAAATTCAGCGCGACGTACACAGGCGCCATGAGCCGAGAGTTGTCGGCCATCACTTGCGCCTGAACCGCCCCGGGAATCGCGATGGTGTTTGCGTCGAGCGCAACGGCCGTCCCGAGCCCGCTCGCCTGGTTCGTCAGTCCGCCGCCCTCGCCGAACAGGGCGTGAGCAATCACCGGAGGCGTGGTCCCGTTGGTCGGAGGCCCCGCCGTGGCGTCCAGGACGTAATAGCCGCTCTGACAGGGCACCGGCGGCACGTTGGCGTTGTCGTCGTAGGTCGCAGCGACGAAGAAAACTGACCCTTGCTTGAAGCAGCGGGCCGCGAGCCCCATCGAGCGCTGCCACACCGGCGCCGCGGTGCCGCTGCCGGGCCATCGGCGAATCAGGGTGTTGTACGTCGGCGAGGCTGGAACCTCCATGAACCCCACGTTGGTGGAGCCGCTGCGGTAGCCCGTGATGTTGCGCGCCGTCGTGACCGTCGCGTCCATGACCGTGACCGCGCTGATACTGGCGGTGGCGCTCACGATGGTGGCGACCTTCGACCCGATGACGGGGGCGGCATAACCGCAGTAGAGATTCCCGTCGCTGACGTCCCATTGGAAGAACCCAATCGCAGCGCTGCAATCGTCGCCGAACGTGCTGGACGTCCCGGCGGTCATGTTGCTGTTCCAGATTAGCGCCTTCAACTGCGGCACCGCCGTGCGGTAGACAATCATCACGCTGTCGGCCGACCCATTCTTGACGGCGTCCCATGGCCGCGTGGTCCCGTGGCCGTCCGTTACCGCGTTCGTCGGCCCGCTGATGGTGGTCGGCGTCGCATAGTCGATCTTTCGGGCGATGAGGTTTCCGCTCGCCGCGCCGTAGATAATCATGAACGTCGACGTCAGCGCGACGATTCGGCACATGACAGCGCTGCCCGCCGCACCCGTGT